TGAGAAGCAGCGTGGTACGTTTGGGCAGCAGGCATCGAGCCATTATTTTTTAGACTTAAACAGCGAGATTATTGTACAGAGTGACATAGTGTCACCCAGTGTCCAGAGTGACATTGTGGCCGTTCCAGAGTGCCATCCACGACAAAACCAGAGTGACTCTGTGGCCACCATACATAATGATGATACGTCATATATATACGTCAATAATACTATTGTTCAAAACGACGTATTAATTGTTGAAAACGACGTATTGTTCGATACCTGGTGGAAGCTGTACCCACGCAAGCAGGATAAGAAAAAGGCACTGGCGGCGTGGACAAAGCAGGGCTGTGAGAAAAACGCGGACAGTTTGATCGATACTTTGAGAAATCAGATCGCGAACGATGCTCAATATTCAGGTGATCAGCAATACATTCCACTTCCAAGCTCGTACATCAACAAGGAGAAATTTAATGATGAAATCGTTATCAGATCTCGTACAGAATCCAGAGAGACTCACGCGGAAGCCTCAGAGCGAGAGCTTGCCGCCTGGGCACAAAGCGACGATGACGAACCTCTGGCGGGCCATGATGCAGTCGTTCCCAACCTTCCAATCGATGTCTGGAGCGACGCCGAACCAGATGTGGATTGAAAGTCTGCGCGGGTACTCGGCGGATGAAATCAAGCGCGGCGTCATGCAAGCGATTGATAGTAATCTCAAATATCCGCCTAATCTGTCAGAATTTCGTACGCTTTGCCGCCCGCCGAAGCGGATCAACGCGGCTGCGTACATCCTTAAAAGCACGCCGACGCTCGTACACAAAACATCGGACGATCAGAAAAAACGAGCGCACGACGTTATCGAGCAGCTTAAAAATGCATTGTAATTGTGGCTGTAACGTTGAAATGGCGCGCAGGCAACACAAATTGAGAATCTATCTGCGCTGTATCGCATGCGGTCGAGTTCATTGGACAGATGAATATAAAAAAAAGAGCCGCGCTGCCAATCGCCTACAATCGCCTAAAATCGCCTAAAATTAAATATAACTTATTGATAAACATAGATAAATAATTGAGCATGCGACTTAACGCCTGTTTGCGCCTGTTTGAATGTTCAAACTACCGACAAGTAAATCGAAAAAAGTTGTCAGTAATGATTGGGAAAAATAATGATCTACGATCTAAGCGATCCAAAAGCTCGTACAGCCTTATGCCTCGAACAGCCCGATAGCGCACGTCGCCACGCAGTCGCGTACATCGTGCGAAAGCATTACGGGGCTGCGGCGGTAGAGCTCATGATCGCGGACTGGAAAATAAAACGCCAGGTTACCCCGGCGCTATGAATGGTAGCGTGTAAACGGCCTGATTACTTTTGATTTAGCCAGGTTTGGTAATCATCGAATGATTCAAACGCCTGCCAGCCGCCGTCTACGGGTATAATAAACTCAGCCCACGAAACGTCAGATAAAACTCTCCGCTGTTGTTGCTGATCATGGGATCGGCTCTCGTTGTCTTTATTGAGCGGGATAAATTTTGATCTCATGATGCCTCCTCCTCTTCGTTTATTTCCAATTCCGTCAAATCGTGCCGCCAAACGCGTTTAAATTTGGCGATCGCATTTTCGATAGAATCGGCTCTAATAAAATAGAAATTACTGTTCCACGCATTGTGATATGCGTCGTTTATTTCACGATAGCGGTAGTCAATTCTGTGCAATTTCATTCGCTTGCTATTCATGATCGCCCTCGAGCATTTCCGCCAAGAATAGTGCGCACATTCTGATCTCGTCTTTTTGCTCGTGATCAATAGCCCAATGCGAATAGCCCTGCCGCGTCACTTCGAAGCCGCAAGACGTGGCCTTGATGACGCCTTGCGCCAGCCGTAGCGCTAATTCGCGCTGTTGTGTTTCGGATAATTTCATTGTTGTAGCCTTTTGGTTGATTAATCTGTACCTAGAAACCCGCAGTTAAGCGGGTAGGGTAGGGTGCGGTTGTTGCTAGTGTTTACGCGCTAGTCGATCCGGCACGGCATAATTAACCCAATGCGTTCGGGATGATCTGCCGCTTCGACGCGGATCTGACTGCCGTTGTCGATTGATCCGTCATCATTGCGCGGTAGATATATTTTGACTTGGTGGTTTTTGCTATTGCGATCTTGCAACGCGTCGGATAAACGCTTGAGTAACGCGGCATCGATGCATATGTCAGGCGTGTGTCGCGCCTTATCTTGGATTATTGCTTGGTAGTCCGGGAAAGTTTCGCTAGGCCGTGTAAACGTCGCGCCGTTAGCACGCGCCGTTTCCGCATCGGATAGATCTATTACCGGATCGTCGCCGCGTGGCGTAGTTTTACGAGCGTGTTTAATCGCATCGAGTGGTACAGATCCGCAAATGTTCGTCGGATCGTTGGTTTCGCTACTCGTCGGAATGGCCGCTAAAATTTGGCCGTTAGTGGCGACAAGTAACGACGCGTCATTGTCATAATACGGTTGATTAAGTTGCGCTCGATAATCCTTTACGGCGCAAGCGTTCTCGATTTTAGTGTCTGGATATCTCATAGGTTGTAGCCTTTGTTATGGTTGATTGAATCAATGTGCGGGTAGTTGTAATGCGTGCCTATGGTGCCGTCGCATATTTTGCCGTCGAAATTCTGAATCTCGTATCCGATCATAGAATCCACAGGCGTTTTGCAAGTGTAGCCGTCGAACTTTACGAGAAAACGCGGGTTGCCGTAATACGACGAAGGCAGGCGTTTGATGATTTTAAGTAAGCCGCTATGCGATGTAATGTTTTTCATAGGTTGTAGCCTTTAATTTTCAATGGTTTCACCCAAAAAGCCCGTTTACACGGGCTGGAATGGGTGCGGGTGTGGGTGTGGGTGTCGATTAGGTTAATAATTCGGCCTGCATGACGCGCATATCCTCTTGATAAGCGTCCCAGTGAGAATAAAAATCCTCATCAAGCCCGCGCTTATTGATCAGCGTGTTGATCTGATTTTCGGTAGCAAAGTACAGCGCGTCCCAATTTCCGGCGTTAATGTCAGCGTGGATGCTTTTCAGCGTGGGTTTTAATCCTGCGTTTATTCTGTCTTCTGTAGTCATTTTGGTAGCCTTTGGTTAATTGGGCCATCCGTGGCCCGGTTGATTAGATGCCGTCGCCGGAAAGGTAACAGTCGTGATCGAAATTCAGCTTTTCCAAAACCTTTAAACATCGATCTCGGACGTTTTGACTTTTGCTGGCTAAGAGAATGTCCCAAATTCTGCTGATTTCGGCTTCGATTTCTACTGCGCGTGCTTGCTGTTGTTTAAAGTTCATTTTGCTTCCCTTTGTTAGTGTAGTTAGATCATAACACCCTGATATGGGTACATACAAGTACTTCGTCACTCTTATTTGGGTATTGATAAAATAACGGCGGAATAAATGTTAGTCTTTTGCTTTTGGGAGTGGATTGATGGGAGTTAAAAGAGGGCAGATAGAACGGCGTGATTTGGCTACGCAGGTTATAGATTTCAGCGGGTTAGCTTCGACGCTTCCGGGGCGCAAGAGTCCGACGGACTTGGATGGCTTAGTCGATTATAACGGGCGATGTTTCATCGCTTTCGAGTATAAGCGGCGCGGCGCTGTTATCTCATACGGCCAACGCGTGGCGCTGGAACGGCTAGTTGATACGCTCAACCTTTCAGTGCCCGCCGTGCTTATCATCGCAGATCATGACACGCCGTTAGGCCAAGATATCGACGGCGCTAACGCATTAGTGCGCAAGTATTACCGCGCCGGACTCTGGCGGCTAACACGCCAGGGCGTTACAGTGTCGATGATTGCGAAGCAATTCATTGAAAAATATGGTGAGCATGATGGCGAAAAAATTAACGCGGCGTGATACGCAAGTTAAGCGGGCTGGCCCTGGTAGGCCCAAAGGCTCGCCGAATAAATCGACAGCGATGCTCAAGGACGCGATCCTAATGGCCGTCGAATGTGCAGGCGATGAGCTTAGGCCGGGATCGGGGCTAGTCGGATACTTGCAACACCAAGCTACTGAGAATCCCGTTGCTATGCTTAACCTGATCGGCAAAGTCTTACCAATGCAAGTTGTCGCAAGCATCAAGACAACCGCCGTCGTGAGCGACAAAGTATTGACGCCTGACGAATGGGCAGCGCAATGGGCGACGCATATGGCGGACGATGAAAGCGTAGTCGAGCATGTCAACTAGCCCGATCGCATGGGCACCAATGAGTAAGCAGCAGGCCGCATTCTTATCGTGTCCAGCTGACGAAGTCTTCTTCGGGGGCAGTAGAGGAGGAGGTAAAACGGATGCGGCCCTTGGCTGTTTTGGACTCAAGGCTAGCCAGCACGGTAAAGCCGTCGGGATATTCTTTCGCTCAAGCCGTGAAGACTTGCGTGAAGCTATAGCCCGAAGCGCGGACATATACGGCCCATTAGGCGCAAAGTACGCTGATCGACAATGGATATTCCCCAGCGGCGCAAGGTTACGATTCGAGTATCTCGAAAACGTAAAGGATGCGCGTAACTATCAAGGGCATTCGTATACGGACTTATTCTTCGAAGAACTGACGAACTGGGCGAGTCCAGAGCCAATCAACCTATTACGCGCTACGTTGCGCTCCGCGACTGGTATCCCCGTGCAATTCCACGCTACGGGCAACCCCGGCGGCCCCGGACATCAGTGGGTTAAAGCGCGATATATCGATCCAGCGCCAGAAGGCAACAAAATCATATGGGAAGATTATCTAAACCCATTCAGCAAGGAACGCGTGCGTACATCTCGCGTATTCATTCCTGCCAAACTATCCGACAATCCAGTATTGATGTCAGATCCAACATACGTCGCCCGACTGTATCAATCCGGTAGCGCTGAATTAGTCCGTGCATGGTTGCATGGCGATTGGACGATAGTCGATGGCGCATTCTTCGATTGCTGGAACCCTGATGAACATATTTTGCACCCATTCAAAGTGCCCGATGATTGGATGCGATTCAGATCTTGCGATTGGGGTTCTGCGAAACCTTTCAGTGTCGGATGGTGGGCAGTGTGTCCGGACTTGTATACCACCCCTGACGGCTCTGTGGTGCCCCGTGGTGCCGTTATTAGGTATCGGGAGTGGTATGGCGCTGCAAAGGACACTAGCGGCGCTACAAGGCCGGATACTGGCTTGAAGCTAACAGCGGAGGAAGTCGCGGAAGGCATCAAGGAGCGCGATGGTGGCGATACGATACGATATAGCGTTATCGATCCTGCCGCATTCAGTCAGGATGGGGGGCCATCTATCGTCGAGCGCATGCGTATTAATTGGCGTAGGGCGGACAATAAGCGGGTTGGGCGACGTGGTGCGATGGGTGGTTGGGATCAGATGCGAGCACGGATGATGGGCGAGGACTTAGGCGAGCCATATGGCCGTCGTCCGATGATGTACGTCTTTTCGACTTGCACTGACTTTATTCGCACAGTACCGGCATTACAGCACGATAAGTCTAGGCCCGAGGATTTAGATACGACGGCTGAAGATCATGCCGCTGATGAAGCTCGCTATGGGCTAATGAGTCGGCCATATGTGCCACATGCTAAACTCACGAAAGAGAATCCTATTATCGAGATTGACGGGCTTTCCACGATGACAATGAATGATCTAGTCAAATCCAATACCAGACGGCGCAAAGCAGAGCAATATCACTAATGTTTAGCAGTCAAATGCTCCAAGCGTTGCTCAATGAAAGAGAAAACGATCACCCTCCAGGCAGTGCATCAGCGCTTGGGCCGACAATGCCCATGCGGGTGGGGGCAGCACTGAATCCTATGCTTGAGCGAGTGCAAGATATATTCCCGAAAGACAATCCGTACGGCTCATTTATCGAGCGCCTGATTGTCGGTGATTCGCCTGATCGCACACGCAATATGAAGGAAGGTATTCCGCATCAGTACACGGGCGCGGGGCCAAACGATCCAATTATCAGGCCACAAATTGTGGATCTAGCAGCCGCATTGCCGATTGGCTCAGCGTTCAAGTTAGCAAAATTAGCAGCTCCATTAGCAGTACCTACGGCGATGGTTACAGGCGCAGCGGCTCTGAATCGCTTGAAAGCCCCTGGCTACGACGCAACATCGACGGATGATATAGCATCAGCCTTGCTCGGCCAAAGGCTGCAAGATACAGGTAGGCTCGATAATCTAATGGTTAATAAGGCCGATCCATCTAACGCGCTACCGGAAGAATTGGCGGAGTTAACTGGCGGAGACAGTCGAACCGCTATTTCGTTTGATGAGCCAGATCAGATGGGTTTTAGATCTGTGGTGTCTGATGTGGTTGATTTAGAGTCATTCCCGAATAGCGGAACGGCAGAACAAATGGAGGCTGCGTTAGGGCAGAAGGGTGGGCTGTCGAATCAACTACGCGGCCAAATAGGTAATCTCAGAATTGACAAAGAAGAATTAAAGTTCTTAGGGATCACGGATTTATTGGACGAAGCAAAGCGCACCGGCCAGCCTGTCACTCGGCAGCAGTTACAAAACTCTATCCACTTTAATCGCGACAAGCTCAACTTAACCGAAGACGAGTTATTAGATATTGATCCCGATCATCCCGATGATCCCATCAACATAGATTCCGAAGTAATACCTTTCGAGGATGCAGAGGGCCAGGATTATATTAGCTCGCGCATCGACGACTGGTTAGTGGAACAACCAGAAGACGCAGCTCGGTTAGCTAAAAACCCTGACGCAGAAGACGAGATCCGTCAAGAAATCTACAATCTGCTTGAAGACAACTATAACCAAGGACCCACAGAGCGCATTCGATTACGAGATTCAGATATCTACGCCATGGGCAGCGATGACATGGGCTGGGCGATCCGCAAAGGTGGCAATAATTGGGATGACAGTGAAATACTTACGTCCTCAGGCAGTTTTGTAGATAGTTACAATGCTCGCGGTGCGGCAGCACGGCAAGTGCCAATGAACATAAACTCCGAAAGTGAAGCGCGATTACAGCTTGAAGAGTTGGGGCGAGAACTAGAATTGATCACCAGCCCAGGCGACGGCGCTACACAATTTCGAGATTATGTCGCAGAAGATTACTCTCTGGGCAATATCGGTGACGTTACCAATTACCGAGAATTCGTCGTGCGGCTGCCAGAAGAAGCGGGCGGCGATATCGGTAGCCATTTCGGTGATGATGTTGCTTATCACATGAGAGTCTCTGACAGGGACTTGTATAACGAGAACTATATTACGGATGGGGGTAAGTTAACCGAAAAAGCCCTATATGTTGACGAGATACAAAGCGATTACGCCCAAGCAGGGGCAGGACGTAAATTGCAGTTAAAGCCAGAGGAAGAGGCTATTTTGAGCAATGTGGATATGGACAAAAAGGAACTCAAATTAGCTCTCAGTAATTTTGTCACAAACGAAGCAAAGCAAGCTCGTCATAATTTGTTAGTCTTACTGGGTAACATACAAGATCGTAATAAATTGTTAGTCCAACAGGGTAAAATTGGGCCGCATTTTGAAGACATAGAGTCGGCACCCGTTAGGAAATTACAGTCGAAATTAATGGGCCGACAAGGTTCTTGGGTAAAAGAACAGCCTTTAGTTGCAGGAAAAGAAAAATGGGTACAGCACGCCATTAAAAACTTGATCACTCGCATGGTAAATGAAGATA